TCCCCGCCCGCGCCTGCCGACACTTCTCGGCCGCGGCCGACAACACCTCGTCCAGGCTCTCCGGGCAAGGTAGGCCGTGCAGCAGCGCCAGGTTGCGCAGCGTGGGGGCCATCGGGTGGTCGGCTTCTGGTGACACTCCAACCACTACTTTCCCTTCAGCCCGCAAAATGTTGGCTACTAAAATCCAATCGTCCAGGTAATGCACGTCGATTCCTGCTCCGCACCACGCCACCACCACGTCCGCCGACGCCAGGTACAGGAAAATCTCGGCCAGCTGCCGTCCAGCCATGCCCTGGACAACCGGCGCCACCTTCAGCAGTTCCCGCTCGGCCCGCTGCTGCCAGCTACCCTGCGATCCGCCGACCAGGGCCACCATGGGCCGCATGAAACTCACAGCCCCAGTTTCCTGCGCAGCTTCCTGACCCGACGCCGCTGTAGTTCGTCCCGGCACTCCCGGCCCGCGGCCGTCAAGCGCACCAGCATTACCCCCTTGCCAGTGTTCTTCTCCCGTATCTCTCGCCCAATCTCCACGAACCCACGCCGCTGCAGGGCGGGCAGTGGTTTCTTCGCGCCACTGCCGCCGAACGCCCCCAAGGTTACCAGCATCCACCCCAGTTCCAGTGTGTTCAGCACCTCGACCTGGGCGATGGACAGCAAGCCGGTCTTGTAGCGGTAGTACGACCCTACCCGCTTCTTAGTCGGACTCTCCGTCTCCGTCATCGGGGGCGTCCTCCGCTGGTTGTTTCGGCAATTCCAGCTGCTCACGCTGCTGCTGTGCCTGGAGCCGCTGCTGCAACAGCACGCGCGTGATTTCCTGCAACTCGGTGGCCGTCAGGTTGCCCCCGCCAACCATCTCCGACTTGGGTTCGGTTCCCGGCACCAGGTGTGGCTCGATGGCCGACAGGATGGCCGTGCGCTTCAGGTCGGCCAACTGGTCGAGCTTGACGAAAGCGTTGACCATGCCCTCGTAGGAATGGGGGGCCACCGGGTAGACCTTCCGGCCGCCCTGGACCTTGGGCGTGATCAAGTCCAGCACGTCCTCGCGCACGGCGTGAATCTGCCTCAGTTCGTCCAGCCGATCCTTGACCGCCCGGTGCTTGGACCGGGTCAGTACTTCCTGGGAAATGGCCTGCCAGTACCCCTCTCTCCGGTCGGCCCACTTGCCCTTTTCGGCCCGGGCTTGTAGCCGCGCAAAGTCGACGCCAGTACGCGCGCAAATCTGTTCGTACCAGTGGTCGAGCGTGTGGCGCTGTTGGTCGGTGATGAACGCGACTTCGGCGGCGCGCAGGGATTCTTCCTGCATCCACCGTTCGGCGTTTTGCCTAACGGCCGGGGTCAGCTTGTCCGTCATTCCAAGGCTCCACGGGCTGCTGCAATTCAGGACGGATCTTGTCGCACGCGACCAGGCGGGTCCGCATGTTGCTCCAGTACGCGCCCGTCAGCCGGTCGATGGCCGCCTGCACGTAGCCGCCAATCGCTTCTTGGAAAACCGAATCCCGGTCGGCCCCCTTGAGGCTTCCCGCGAATGATATTGGGATCACCCAGTCGTCCGGTGGGGTGAACGACGCCGCCGGAACCGGCTTGCCGCGGCTGTCCTTGCGAACCGACATCCTGATGGCGTCGACCGACACGCCCAGCACCGCCGCCAGGGACTGGTGCATCTCGGCCAGGCACCCGGCCAGCACGGATTGGTAGCCGAGGATCATCACCCCACCTGGGGGCAGGGGGTAGCCGACCTCGGCCCGCTTCTTGCGCAGGTCTTCCAGGATTGCCCAGCCCTGGTACAGCCCCGGGGGGATCCCCCCTTCCCCGAAGAACTCGCGGGCGATCCGGTCCCGAATCTCGGCGTCCTTCTCGGGCGTGTACTCGGCCTGCAGCGACCGCGCGACCGCTTCGGCTTGTTTCAGGTCTTCGGGCTTCATCCGTCCACCAATAGTTGCTTGAACGCCTCGTAGTCGAACGTCACCATGAAGTCCTCGTTCCCTGGCTCGGGGGGCAGGCCCAGGCGCCAACCCATCAAGTCGCTAACCCGCATCGCCACCTCGGTGTCCGGGCTGCCCGTCTGGTGGCAGATCGCCAGCGGCATCAGGTGGCTGCGCACCTGGGTGACATTGGCGATTGCCTGCGCCAGCTTCTTCTTCGGGCTGTACCCATTGGCCGCGTCCTGCAACTCCATCCAAAAGGGGCAGCCGTCGATCACCAGATCCGGTTCGAGCGCCCCCTTGCCCTGGTCACTCCGGCGGACGCGGCTCAGTTTCAGGGCTTCCCGGTGGGCTTCGTTCTGCTTGGTCTTCGCCAGCATTTTCAGCCGGGCCAGCAGTTCCGGGTGGTCGTAGATCGCCCTCATGTCCTGGGCGATCTTCCGCTCGAACGCCTTCCCCTTCTCCTGCGACCGGACCCCGTGCGCCCTTTTCGATGTGGATGACTTCGGCATCTTCCTTCCCTTCCATCATGATCATTGTGGCCCGCCCCTGGGAAATAGCCTTGAGCCGGACCAGCTGAATATTGTTCGATAGCACCAGGACCGATTTTCTGAACTGCGCTTCCAGGATCTTCTGGAGCGCCAATCCTTGGTGGTTGGTCACGCTGGGCGGAACCAGGCAAATGGCCACGTCCATGTCGGGGGGAATCACCCCGGCCATGACCACCCGCTCCCCCTTGTCCAACGCCATGACCTGCTTGGCCTCACCGTCGAACATGGCCACCATCTCGTACCAGAACTCCCCCTTGGGCCGCTTGATGAACTTGACCTTGTGGGTCTGGGGGCGCTGCCGCTTGCCGTCCGCTCGCGTCCGTTTACCTTTGGGCATGAATCTCCATTCTGGTCTGTCCGGCCTGCCTCGTTACCACAATCTCACTGTCGAATGACGCCTTGAACTCGGGGTCGTGCGAAATCGTGGCCACCGTGTCCTTCTCGGCCCGCAGTTCGTCCAGCACCATGCGCAGCCCTTCCTTGCCCTTGTCGTCCAGGTGGCGGTCAATCTCGTCCAGCGCCAGGAATCGGTAAGCCTTGCTGGCCCGCGACGCCAGCAGCCGGGACAAGCCCAGATCCACGGCAAGCCCCACCCGGCGCTTCTCCCCGCCCGACCACAGCCGGTACGGGCGGCACACTACGGACCCATCCGGGTTCCAGCGGTAAATCTGCACGTCGATCTCGTCCTTCAGCCGCTTGCCGACTTCTTTCTGGGTCGTGATCTGGATCCAGATCACCCCGCCCGACATGACCTTCAGCCAGCGATTCGCCTCGGCCGCCAAGGTGTCCACCACGCTGTCGAACATCCAGGTCTTGAACCGGGGCAGTTCCTTGTCCCACCACAGGCACACGTCCAGGGCGGCGCCAATCTCGACCTGTTCCTTCTCGGCCGCGGCCAGGTCAGTCGCCAGCTGGGCGAGCTTCGCCTGGTGGGCGGCCACGAACGCCAGGTAGGGGTTGTTCTCGGCCCGCAACTGGGCACGGCGGGCGTCCACCTGCACCCATACGCCGCGCTCCCGTTCGACCTTGGCTTCCAGATCGGCCCGCTTGCGCACCTCTGCTTCCCGGGCAATTTCCCCTTCCCGCCAGGATTGATTGGCCTTCTCCACTTGCGCAAAATGCTCGTTCCGCGCCCGGGCGATCATCTCCCGTTCGGCCTTCACCCGGGCCAATTCGGCGGCCGGGCCAGGCTCCGCAGCCAGCGCCGTCTTGGCCTTGGCATACTCGGCGGCGGTGACGTTCCGCACCTCCGTCAACCGCAGCAAGTGCATGGCCGCTTCGTTCTCGCACTTGGCCTTGTGGGCGACCGTGATGGCCTGCTGGCAGGTCGGGCAAACCGCCGCCCCCTGGTTGAACACCTGAAGGCCCTCCAAGGCGACACGCGCCCTTTCCATCGTGGCATACGCCGCCCGGTCTTCCGCAAGGCAGTCATGCTCCCGAGACGACGCCTCGTTCCAGGATTCCCGTAGCGCCGGGTTCTCTTGGGGCTCTGGTAGCTCCACCCAGGGCGGAATAGCCGGTGGTGTGACTTGGGGCGGCAGGGGCGGCAGCACCTTGAGTGCGGCCACCAGCGCCTTGCCGGACACCTCGCAGGCAACAGCCTGGTCGTCCAGGTCTTTCAACTTCGCAGCACGCTGGGCTTCCCATTGCTCCACAGCCGCCTGTGGATTCTCCCGCTGGTCCCTCTCCAGTGCGGCCTTGTGTACCGCCACCATCCCGCCCGACTCGGCCATCCGGTTCGTCAGGGCGCGCTTCTCGTCCCGGCACTTCTCATGCCAGGCGTCGACCACTTCCAGGCCCAGCACGGTGGTCAGGATGTCCTGGCGCTGCATGGCCGTCGCGTCACAGAAGTTGAAGCCGCTTTCCTGGCCGAACACGACGCCCCGGCACCAGATGTCGTGGGTGATGCCCAGGGTCTGCGTGATCTGCCGGTTGGTCTCGTCTTCGTCCAGCGCCTGCGTCGTCTGCCCCTTGGCGATCAACTGCACGCCATTCGTCCTCGCTTCCCCCACATCCTTCCACTTGCGCCAACGCACCACCCGGTAGGTGCCTTCGTCATCCTGCAGGGTGACATCGACCTTGCATTGCTTTCCCAGGCGGTCGTTCAGCACCTCATCGGCCCGGGCTCCCTGTTCACTGTTACCCTGGGGGCGGGGCAGGCCCTCCCCGAACAGGCACCAGGTCATGGCTTCCAGCAGGGTGCTCTTGCCCGCCCCGTTCGAGTCGTTGCCCGGGTCGTCCAGGTTGCGACCAGCGATGTGGACCAGCCCCATGGTGGCCCAGTCGACCCGGTGGATGCCTACCACGCCCATGAAATTCTCGATGACCAGGGATTGGATCTTCATTACGGCTTCCGCACTTCCAGAAGTAATGACGCATGGTGTTTGCATTCAATCTCATGAACATCCCGCAACAACCGGATCGACAATTCCACTGCACATGCCGTATGGAGCCAAATCGGGGGGCCGTTCAACCAATAAATAGCCGGAAGCACAACGACCGGCCCATAGCAGTAAAAGCATTTCTGTCCGTCGGGGGGTACCAATAAAGTCGGACCTGAAATTCCCATTACGTCCACCTTCCCAGTGCGGCCAGCACCGCCTGCCGGTCCTGTCCCTGTTCCAGCCGCTCGCCCGCGAACCGGGCCGCCGCGTCCTTCAGCGCCTCGCCGGTCTGGATCGCGAACTTGTGCTCGCGCGCCACCGCCACCGGCACGACGTTCACCTGCACGTCGTCCAGGCCGTACTTCTTCAGCACGTTCTTGAACTTGCCCGACACAATCATTTCCTGGCTGGCCTTGATGTCGAGCCGGACGTGATCGCCAGGCTTGCCCGGCCGCGAGGGCGGGGTATCGCTGGCCGCGGGATCCCAGGTCAGGATGTGGTGCTCAGGGATGTCCAGCTTGAGAGGGATGAACGTGGGGAACACCCCTTCGATGATTTCCAGTACGCCGCACTGGTTACCCGCCTCACCGAAGCTGGTCTGGTAGGGACTGCCCACGTACTGCCAGGCTGGCCAGCCTGGGTGGACATTCGGGGTGGTGCTCGGTGGCCCGATCTGCCGCTTGTGGTAGTGGCCCATCACGATGGGGGGCAAACCGCTGGGCACGTAGAAGTCGGACTGGTCGACCGTGCCGTTGTTCATCAGCGAGCCGCCCACCCCGAAGTGAGCGAAGATCAACCCGGCCGGATGAGACTTGGGCGGTCCGCCCATCGCTTCCAGCATCCGGCGTACCTCGGCCTGGTCTTTGCGATAGGGCACGAACCCGTACAGGTTGCGTACCCCGGGCTCGGTCCACACCCGCACGTCTGGGAACCCAGCGAACACTTCCAGCGCGTTCCGGCCCTGCACGTCGACCTGGTCGTGGTTGCCGGGCACGATGTCGATTTCGATCTTCAGGGCGTGCAGAGCCTCCAGCCACTTCACCACGATGTTCTGGAGCCGGACGTTGACCTGGTAGCGGATGTGCCAGAAGTCCCCGCAGCACACGATGCGGCGGTCAGACTTGCGGGCCAGATCCCCGACCGCCCCCAGCACTTTCATGCAGGCGTCCTCGGACGACTCGCGCAGGTGCAGATCGGAAAAGACGATCAATGGAACCCCTTCAGCTTGTGCTTGTCCTTCCAGGTGGTCGTGAAGTATTCGGCGTCCACCACGATGGGCACGGACAGCTTGGACTGACAGGTGTGCTCCATCAGCCGCTTGATTTCCCGGATCACCTTGGACGACCCGGCCGGATCCATATCGAACTGAAGATCGTCGTGAACCATCAACACCATGTCGGCCACGCAATCCGTCTGCGCCCGCATGTACTCCCACACCGCCACCATCACGTACTTCACCAGGTCGGCGGTCGACCCCTGGACCATCGTGCTGATGGCCTGCCGCTCGGCGGCTTCCCGGATCCAATCGCGCTCATTGCCGATTTCCTTCAGCCGCCGCGGGCGCCCGAACAGGTTCCAGAACAGACCATCGTTGCAGCGAATCTGATACCACAGGGCGTTCCGGTAGCCGGTGATGCCCACGTACTTCGCGTAGAACGCCGCCAGAAACTCTTTCGCTCGCGCCTCAGTGACCGGCACCTGGCCCGCGGGCAAGTCCTTGTTGATGTTCTTCATCAGGCCGAACTCGGTCATGCAGAACGACACGCCGAAGTTCAGGATCTTGCCAAGCCGCCGCATGTCGACGCCGTCCACCACGTCCGCCGTACCGAACAACTCCAGGGCCGTGGTCGAGTGAGCATCCAGCCCTTCCCGGTAGACGCGCAACAGAATCGGGTCTTGCGACAGATGCGCGAGTACGCGCAACTCGACCTGGCTGAAGTCCATGCAGTACCGAACCAGGCCGGGCCGGGCAATGAACGCCTCGCGCACCCGTCTGCCCAGCGCGGTGCGGATGGGCAAATTCTGCAGATTGGGATTGCGGGAACTGGTACGCCCCGTCTTCGCGCCCGCCTGGTCCAACTCGGGGTGCAGAATGTTGTGTGGGTCGGCGCATTCGATGATGCCCAGCGTGTAGGTCGACACCACCTTCTCGGCGTCGTTGTACTCGCGGATCAACCCGGCAATCTTGCTGCCCTCATTGACCTCCAAGTCCCACAGCACGTCATCATCAACCCGGTCCAGGTGCGTCTTGGTCTTCCCGCGAGACGCGAAATTCAGCTTCTCGAACAGGATGCGCCGGACCTGGGTGTCGTTCGTGATCTCGAACTGCTCCCCGGCCAGTTGCCAAATCTGGGGAGCAAGATCGGACATGACCAGTTGCTGTTCGTGGGCCAGCTTGCGCAGAACCTCCGGGTTGATCGGCACGCCGATCCTGGCGATGTCGACGCACACCCAGAACAGCTTCATTTCCATCGCCCAGATGTCCGCGAAATGGCTGGTGTAGGGCTTCTGGTACTCGGCCAGCCGGTATTCGTACACCGCGTCCTGGATCGCGTAGTGGCCCAGGCGCTCCACGCTGACGAACTCGTACCCGTGGGCATCTCGGATTTCGCTGACCGACCGGCCCAGCCCCTTGGCCACTGCCCGCATCTCGCCGTCGATTTCCGTCTTCCAGCCTAACTGGTGCCGAATGCCTGCCCGGCCCAGGCAGTGATGCAGCTTGTAGCTGTGCTGGTTCTCGTCCATCAACTTGGCGCACACCAGGGTTTCGTGGACCGGCCCGTTGATCTTGAAGCCCTCGCGCAGGCCGAACTGCACGTCGAAACTGAAGTTGTGTCCGATCTTGACGGCAGGCCCGGCCAAGAAACGCTGCATGACCGCGTTCACCGCGGGGACCGGCAGCTGGTGGATCGCATCGAACGCCCCCACCGGCCGATGCCTGACCGGCAGGTAGACGCTTCGTATCTGCTGGTTCGGGCGCCGCCATGCCAGCGCATGCCCCACGATGTGCTGCCGCCAGGGGTTCAGGCCGGACGTTTCCACGTCCCAGCACACCGCCTTGGCCTCGGCCAGTTCCTTGTCCAGCGGTTCCAGCAAGTCGGTCGACCGAATGATCTGGTGCGACACCTCGATGTCGCTGTCGAACAGATACGGCACCGTCATTGCGTCTCCGGCACCATGTTCGCTTCCAGTTCGGCCACGCAGTATTTCAGTCCCTCGATCCCATTGCGGGCCACGACCTGTTCGATCCAGGCCAAGTCTCCGGCCGCGGCCTGGACGTGCCCGGCAGGCAGGTCGCGCACGAACGACAGACTGACCAGATGCACCCACCGTTCCACCGCGTCGGACCAGAACACGACCTCCATGGTCGGGTGCTTGGGGTCGGTCTGGAACAAGGCCGGGATCGGCATGTCGACCAGGAACGCACTCCCAGGCATCGACAGGTTGACTGACCACCCCTGCATTCATTGCCCCATGACCACGGCTTCTTGGGCGCGGTTGATCAAGGCCAGCGCCTTCAGTTTCAACCGCTGGGCTTCATCCGGGGGCAGCAGTTGAAGCGATCCCAGCAGGCTGGTGGCCTCGGCCACCCGGCCCAGCCACACCAGGCACAGGTCACGCCAGCGTTGGAACGCATCGGCGTTCAGCGGGTCGCGGTAGTCCGGCCGCTTCCCGATCTGCTCCTCGAACCGGGCGATGCGCTCGCTCATGTAGTTCACCACCCCCTCCTTGCTGGTGAGCTTGACGACCTCGGCCAAGTGAACGAACGGATCATTCGACATCTGCTTTACCCCCAGTGCCTTCCAATGTTGGCTGCGCTGTTGCGTCGATCTGCTGGTACGCGCGCAGCATGTCCGCGAACAGGTCCGGGTACAGCAGCTTGCCGTCCTCGCCGGTCTTGTGCAGCACTTCGATCAAGCCGAAATGCTGGCCCTGGAACTTGACCTCGGGGTACTTGGTCGCCAGTTCCGGCCAGCCGTCGGCGTCGAATGAGTACCAGCTGGACTTCGGCGGGTGGGAAAGACAGCCACAGCCCGACAGGACATTGAACACGTCCCACACGTTGTCGTAGCCCGCGCCGTACCGGATGAACGCCTGACGACTCCGGTGCGGCGACCCCACCCGGTTCTTGTCGCACTTGATCCACACCGTCTGGCCCACGGGCGGGACACCGGCTTCCTTCTCGACCGTGGACCGCCACACCTTGCTCGGGTGACTGAAGGTCAGCCTGACCGACGAATAGAATGGGATTCCCCCACCACCGTACACGGCCTTGTAGGTCTGACCGCTCGGCAGCGTCCCCATGTACGTCTGGTTGATCACCACCAAGATCCAGTGACCCTGCTGCAACTGCTGGTTCAGCTTGCGCACCCAGCCCCGAATCAACTTGGCCGGGCCGAACCGCTCGGCCTTCTGTTCGGGGTCGACCTCGGCCCGGGTCGGCGTCCCCGCGGGCGTGTCCCACACGATGATGCCGGGACGGCCAGGGTCGTTGGCGTTGTGCCAGGTGACCAGTTCCATCATGAACTCGAACCCGTCCTCCATCGTGTGGCAGTCGATCTGCCCGGCCTTCTTGCGGCTCACACCCAGCCGCTGCTGGTAGGCGTCGTCGCGCGCGTTCTCCGTGTCCCACAGCCAGGAATGGCCGCCGATCCGCTGGACCTCGGCCATCAGGTGATCCCCGAAGGTGCTTTTCCCCACCCCCTGGTCCCCGGACGCATCCACGATCCTGGACTGGGGAACGCCGCGTCCTCCCGTGATCCAGTCGATGGCCAGGCTGCCCGTGCTGATGTAGCCGGGTACCGTGTTGTCCAACTCGTCCATGATGAAAATGTTGCCCTTGGACTCGCCGTCCTTCCCAGGCTTGAACTTCTCCCGCATGTGGTCGCGCGCCTGCAGCAAGACCTGCAACTGGGTCGCGCGCTTCTCCGGGTGCCCCTCTTTCTTGCGCGGGGGGGACGCCGCCACGGTCGCCTTGACCGTCGCCTTCTTGGTTGCCTTCTTGGTGGCTTTCATTACTTTCCTCGCAACAGTCGCTCCAGCCCCTCTGGGTCGGTAGGCGCCTCGTCAATCCCTGGTGGTCCGGCGTCGGCCGGGGTCTGGGTCCGGCAGTGGGCCTGCACATGGCAGGTGCCGCAGGTTCTGTCGTCCGGCCAGTAGTGCCCGTAGCACCGGGGGACACCGTCAGGACGCATGGGGGGCGCCAGGTCGGCCCCCGCGGCTAGAAAGGGATGCCGCTATCCGCTCCTCCCGGGACCGGCACCCACTGGTTATTCACCAGCTGGTACTTCCCGTCAGGCGACAACTGCGGCGGGGGAGCGACCGCCATCGGGGGTGGTGGTGGCGCCATCTGGGGAGGAGGCGGGGGCGGCGGGGCTGCCTGCACCGGCACCCAGGCGTTGTTCACCAACTGGTGACGCCCATCCGGCGACAACTGGGGGGCGGCCGGGGGCGGCGGGGGAGCAACAGCCATTGGCGGCGGTGGTGCAGCAGCCACCGGGGGCGGCGGTGACCAACTCTGTTGCGGCGGGGCTGTCGGCGGCGCGTAGGGATTGTTGTAGGGCGGGGCTGCCGCCTGCGGGCCCGGCCGCATCTGCATGTTGGCCGGTACGTCCGGGTACGGCCCGGCAATCTCGGCCGCCAGTTCCGCGTAGGACTTCGGCTGGTCGAGGGTTTCCAGGTTGATCAACTCCATGCCCTCGAACCCGGGAGGCAGGGGCGCGACGCCGTCCATGTCCAGCATGTCGTACTTCACGTCCCGCTTCTCCGGGCCCGTGCAGGTCGCGTAGATGGACAGGTACTTGCCCTGCTGGCGGTCCCAGATTTTGCCGCGCTTCCCGATCAACTTCGTCAGCTTCACGAACTGCGCGGCGCTGATGCCCCACACCTTGGCGCGCGGGACGGTTGCCCCCTGGGCGTAGTGGCTCTGCGGGTTGTCCCCATCGAACACGTTCAGGAAGAACCGTTCCTTGGCCTGCAGCCGCTTGGACAGTTCCTTGTCCCCGGCCGCGGTCGCCCGCTCCCGGCGCTCGCAGATCGGGCAGGGCTGCCCCTGGTCGCCCGGGCACATGCGCGGCAATTCGATCCGCTTGGCCGTCCCGTCCTGCATCTTCACGTCCAGGAAACAGAAATGACGGACCACCCGGTGGAAGAACTTGTCCGGGTCCGCGTGCCAGCCCGCCACGATGCGGATGTGGGACTCGGCCGTTGCCCCCACCGTCGCCCCCTTCTTGGGCGCGTAGAAGTCGGGATCGTCATCGAAGCCGCCAGCAGGCCGATTCGCGTACCCCTCCAACTCGGCCACCTGTCCCGGTGACAGCCCGGGGTAGTGGCTCGCACCCCCTTCCTGCCAGGGCATCGGCGCCGCGGTGGGCGGGGGCGGTCCCACCGGATAGGCCGGTGCCGACGGCGGTGCCGCCTGAACCGGAACCCACTGGTTGTTCACCAGCTGGTATTTCCCGTCCGGTGACAACTGCGGTGCCGGTGACGCGGCCGGGGGTGGCGGTGGTGCCGCCTGGACCGGAACCCACTGGTTGTTCACCAGCTGGTGGCGGCCGTCAGGGGACAGCGTGGGGGCCATGGGCGAGCCAACTGCGTACTGCGGGTGTTGGGGGCTACCGGGTTGAGTCACGTATGATCCTCCTGTGGAACGGGCGCTGTTGGGGTTGCTGTCAATGGGGTGCGGGGAACGGTCTCGCGAGGGCTCTCGACCACGAAATAGGGGCCGCCAGCCTCGGCTTGCAGCATCTTCTGCTCGGCCACGATCATCTCTTTCTTGGCCCTGAACGCCTCGTAGATGGCCTCGGCCTGTTCGGCCTGTTCCTGGGCGTCGTCGATCTTCTGCTGCCACACCCCGTAGTCGGCGTGCGTGCGGTACAGCTTCTCGGCCACGGTGTCGCTCGGGTACTTGCCGTCCGTGGCGGTGTTCTTGAACTCCAGGAACGTCCGATCCCTCCACTGCCGGTACGCCGCTTCCGCCCGCGCCTTGGTCCGGCGCGCGCGGGCCGCTTCCAGCCCCCAGTACAGCACCAGGGCCGCACAGGCCGACGCCTCGGACAGCAAGTCGGTCGCGTCGATCACCAGCTGGGGGATCAACAGCCGGGCGCTGTAGACCTTGCCCCCGATCTGGAAGCTGTCGAAGTGGGCGATCCTGTCGATCAGGTCTTCAACCGACACTGCCTGGATTTTCACGCGATCATTCGGCTGCATGGACTTTCACCTCGTACTTGGCGCCCTTCAATTCACACCTCAACACCTGCCCGACTTTCAGGTCGGACGCCTTCACGCCGAACAGGCGCACGCTGTTCCACGCATCGTTTCCGGTGATGGCCTGCACCACCATCTTCAGCGTCGCGTACCAGATGTCCTGGTACTGGTAACGCAGGTCGACGCGAGGTGCCCCCTTCTTGACCGGCGCCACCTTGGCCGCCACCTTGGGCGACTTGGCTGGCAGGGGCGCGGGCGGTAGGGGCGGTGGAGGCGGCGCGACCTTGACCGGCGCCTTCTTCTTGGCTGACGCCTTCACCTCGTTCGGCCTCTTGGGCCTGGGCGTCCTGACGATGCGCAATTCCGGCGCCGCAGACGCGCCGTTTGCACCACTGGCCGATGCCCCAGGAACGGGCGGTTCGCTCAAGGGAACGCTCGCCAGGGGCGTCCCAAGCACGATTTCGTGGATAGGCTCGCTCACCACGGGCGGCGTCTCGAATCCACACTGGATCGACACCACGTTGTGGCAACCCTTGGTCGAACACCCGTAGTCCCGCGTCTCCCGCGTCTCGGGATCCAGCAGTTCCTGGTTCAGCAGACCGGCCCCGCACGCTCCACACGGGACCGAATGCAGGAATTGCGTCTGGACGTTCACCGTCTCCACCCGCGGGCGCTTGTCCAGGTCGGCGCACGGATTGCGCAGCTGGCACACCCGGCAGCGCGGGTCGGTCGGGTCGTAGGACAGCCCGTAGCAACGCACCGGGCCACCACCGCGCTTGGCCCGGGCCAGGGAAATCAGACCATGCAGTTCGGGGCCGGAATGCCCCGTGTAGTGCAGCCCCAGCGAACCGGCTTCCTGGCGCAAGGACTCCATGTCCAGGTTCGGTTCGTTGTCGTCCCCCTCATCCATACCCCCCTACTATCCCGCCAGCCTTCAAAATCTTGGCTGACCGGCGTTCGATTTCCGAAATCTTCGTGGACATCGAGCACGGGAGGATCCCCACCCGCCGGGCCAGGTCGTCCACCCGGTGCCCTTCGGCCCGCCGCAACCACAGCAGCGTCCAGTCCGCGCTGTCCAGCTTGGCGCGCAAATAATTCAGCGCGTTACGTACCACAATCACCGTGGTCGGATCTTCGGACGGCCTGTCCTCTGCCACCCATTGGGACTGGTAACTGGTCGTCCGCAAGAAGTGGCTCGCAGCCCACTCGGCGTTGATCCACACCCAGCTGAACAGGCTCCGACCACCCTCCGGGTCGTAGGACTCCTCGGCCTCCACCACCGCCAGCAGCACCACGCTGCGCAGGTCGTCCAGGATGCCCATCTGCCAAGCTGCACTTCTACGCCTGGCCACTACCGCGGCCGTCACACGGTCTCGATCTGCTTGCTCCAATGTGTCCATCGCTCGCTCCTTTTTTGCTCCCTACAACTGCATCAGGCGTTCCCCACCACCCCACTCCAGTGCCCCGGCCCGATACACCTCGATCTGCTCTTTGCTCAACTCCCCCGGGTCTTTTCCTGGGGGCAACCTCACAATTCGTAGGCGGAAGATTGCCGACAACAGCGGCGCCACCCGCAGCATGTCTTCGATGGCGTCCGCGTCGTAGCACAGATCCAGTTCGCGCACCCCCGCCCGCATCAACGACTCCATCTGCCGCGCGCTGATGCGCTTGCCGAACGTCGCCACCGCGTCCGGCCAGGCGTGCGTGCAGTCCACCGGCCCCTCGACCACCAGCACCCGAGTGCATCCCCCCTTGGCGGCCAGGTACTGCAGGTTCAACAGGCAGTCGGACGGCCCGGCGTTGGCATCCTCCCGCTGGGGGGACAGGATCTTGATGTGCCGCTCGTTCGGCCTGGGACTCCACATGGCCCGCCCCTGGAAGAAAATCAGGTTCCCGGCCGAATCGAACACCGGAAAGAGCAACCGCCCCTGGAACCGGCCGCGGTCGCACACCCGCAAACCCATCTCGCTCTGAACGTAGTCTGGGATACCGCGTTCCTGGCAGTAGAGCCTCCCCTGGTGCCCGATCTGGTTGGCGCTGGTCGCCACCGGCCATGAACCTTCCGGCCAGCGCATCGCCTGCGGCACCCAATTCGCCGCGCGCTCCGGCACCTCTGGCTTCGGGGCGTCAATCTTGTCGATCCGGCCGATGGGACGCTGGTGACCGGCCATCACCATCGCGATGGCGTCCTTCCACAGCACCTTGTCGACCTTGGTGATCAAGCTGGCGGCGTCGTAGCCCCCGTCAGCGCAGGTGAAACACCGCCAGGTTCGGCGTGCGATATTCACCGCCAATTTCGGCTTTCCGCAGTCCGGGCACCCCATCAGGTACTCGTCCCGGCGCCCGCGGATCGACACCGCCCCACCCCGTTCCTCCACGTAGGACTTCCAGTCGAACCGGGCCTCGGCCTGCCAGTACGCGCTCATGGGGGCGTCCAGGGGGTTGGGACGAACGGCTGGGCCTGGGCGATCTTCTGCTTTTTTATCAGGTCGGCCTGGACGTGGGCCGGGGCGTCGGGCCGGTTGTTGTCGTCCGTCAGGTCGATGAAAATCATCTTGTCCAGATCCTGGGTGATCGTGACCAGCTTGTCGGCCGCGTTGTCCCGGTAGATCGCGCAGTACAGCCGCGCTTTCTTGTCCGCCTTCTCGGCCGTGTCCTGGTTGATGGAGCCAAGGAAATCCACCCGGCGCACCTTGTTGTACGAATCGCTCATGTGGCGCGGGGACAGCACCGGCTTGCCCCATTTGGTGATCGTCTCGTCCTCGGCAGTCTCCCCCTCACCATCGTCCGTCTTCCCCTTCCCCTTTTTCTTCCGGTTCGGCAACGGGTCGGGCGGCCTGCGTGCCTGGCTGGCCGTCCAGATCGCGTATCCCGGCCCGTGCGTGGTCAGCGTCTTCAGGTCGGCAAAAGCATTGCGCTGGTGCTCCTCCTCCGACCGGACCTTTTCCTGCGACCGCAGCAGATCCCCGTAGTCGACCACCAGCATGTCCGGCTGCCACCCCTTCTGGCCCCGCAGTTCCTCCAACTCGGACCGGATGTCGCCGCAGGTGTACGCCCAGGCGCTCGTCATCTCCCGGATGATCAAGCGGTCCTTCATCGACCGATACTCGTCGCGCAGCCGCTGGAACACGCTCGCCTCGAACTGTCCGCGCTTGACCTCCCGGTATGCCGCTTGCGCGTGCCAGGCATCCAGCCGGTTCGCCGTCTGCCGGTACGATCCTTCCAGCAGCACCATCAGCACCCGGCGCCCTGATGCACGCGCAGCGAAAGCCGCCAGGTGGATCAAGAACAGGCTCTTGCCCCCCTTGCTGTCGGCCATCCAACACCCCAGTTCCCCCCTGGGCAGCCCACCATCAAGCACGGCGTCCACGCCGTCGATCCCAGTCGGGAACGTGTTCTCGTACTGGTGCAGGCTCAGGTGGATGCGTCGCCGTTGCCGGTCGTCCAGGTCTTCGTAGAACGAGTAGCGATGCGGTGACTCGAACGAGACCTGCTGGATCTTCTCGGTCTGCTTGCGCATCAGGTCCACCGCGTCGTCCGGCTTCCCCATGTTGTAAATCCGCCTGCTGTCGTCGTAGGCCGCGACGAACAGGTTGCGCCGCACGAACTCCGTCAGCGCGTGCTTGATGTAGCTGTCCTCGCGCAACACGTCCTGGTCGATGGCGTCCAGCATCGCGAAGTAGCGGGGCTGCAAGGCGCCTTCGATCTTGCGGACCTTGTCCCGCAGCACCAGCAGGGTCGGCGTCCGGCCCGCCGTCCGCTCGGCCTGAATCTGGCGCCAGCACCACTGCAGCACGTCCGATTCGTACATCTCGGGTGTGACATACCGCAGGGACATCGTCGCGAACCCGTCGTCCATCAACGACATCTTCACGATGCGCCGCTGAAATTCCGCCGCGAACGGTAGTCCTTCAGCCACGGCGGCACGGCTCCCTTCCTGGGCAGTGTTGGCAGATCGGGCTCGCCGCATTGAACCCGCCAGTCAACCGCGGCTGGGCTCGACAGAAATCCGGGCCGCCCTCGGCCAGCATCCGCTGCTTCACCACTTCCTTGCCCAGCGGGACCGCGGTGCGCTCGGTGTCGAGATCCCGCCAGCGCAGTGCCGACTCAACCGTGTGGGCCTCGTAGTATTTGGCGTAGC